AAAAATTTCGGGCCATTTTTTACGCCAGAGGTCGCTCAAAACGACCTCTTTTTTTATGGCGAAATTATGCGTGGATTCTCTGTTTTTTTGAGACTATCAGATATAAACTGCCTTGATGGTTTGTATTCCATAATTTCTCTAAAATCTTGTAGAAATGCGTTTAAAAAATCTGTTTCTAAAATATTGATATTTCTTTTTGCATCGTTTAGATCAGTTTCATGTTGAAGAAAAGAAACAGATTTGAGACTAGATTCTGTCCTTAAAACGCCATTATCTAAAAAACTAACAGAGTGATTTTCTGGTACAAATAATCCCTCTGGTTGAATTAATTGTCCTCTAGAATTTCTTATAATTTTAGTTTCATAATGATGAATATTTGATAATTCCTCTGCTGTGTATTTTGCGTTCAAGTAAGTTAAAAAATCTTGATTACCCATTGGCCACTCATCTCTTACATGAACTATATTATTTGTTGTCAATATTACCCAATCAAGACCAACATCATTATAAAACGTATAGGCGACTTGATCTGGTCTCTCATCATCTTGTACAGAATATTTGGTGAAAGCTGTAACTTCATTGAAAATATCATCACGCAACACCGCCCTTTTAAAGAAATTTTTTACAATTTGATAATCATATACAGAAGTACGATCATTGGCCAATGATGGATAATTGAGCTCTGGAAGTTGTTTGAAGTAACTATTTGGTGATCCTTGATATGTCATTTTAGTAACCTACGCTATCCTCTGGTGTTTTCTCTTGATCCCCTGCAAATATTGGTCTCAATTCAGTAAAACTAAGATCCATCTTTACCGCAACTGGTTGAGAATCTCGATATGCAGACCAGTATCCATTTGGAGCATAATCAACATTCATGGTTGTTAATGCGAGTCCGCCTGGATTAAATCTATTTACAGTTTTTAATTGATTTTTATCTTTCGGGCCATTTTTGTACTCTAATGTAAATATATCTGGATTTTTAAGAAAAGTAGTGCTTTGAAATTTTGGAGCCATTCCTAATTTTAGAAAACGAATTATTTTTCTAATTTCATCACCCTCATCTTGACTTCTTGCAATCATTAAAAAACTAAAGGCAAAATCTCTTATCACAGGGCCTTGAAATAACATCTCTGCATTTGGATTTAAAACTCGACCACCTGTTCTTGCTAAAAATGTATCTGTATCAACTTGATTTCCCGCTAATTTAGCTAAATTTTCTGCGACTGTCGCTTGACCTAATCCCACAGCATCAAATCCGAATGCTTTATTTTTCATTTGACGGCCTGCTATTGCATCAAGAGTTCTCTCTTTTCTTGTTTTACCAATAAAACCAGGCCCCATAGGTGTTAATAATCTCATTCCAGCTGCAGTTCCTGCTGCAGTGCCGAGAGCTGCAAGTCCAGATATGGTTAATTCACTTTTTCCCCACTCAACACCATTTACGTCTGTGGCTTTTGGCATTGGTAATAAAATACTTCCTAGTTGATTACTACCTCTTACGCTATCACCAGCAATGTTTAATTTTCCAAGAAACGCATTTTTCTCGTTTCTTCCCGATTTACTTTGATTTATTGTTGGTCTTCGATATGCATATCTCACAATCTTCATATGATCTTGTAGTGGATCAATATCAAGAGGGTATGCAAAAATTTCACTTTTCTTTCCTCTTTTTGCAGCATTTCCACTATAATCTATCATAAAATCGGGTCTCTCGTAATTATCAACCTGTTTTCCTGTCCTATATGCTAAGGATTTTGGTTTATCAAATTCATTTGTCACAAACGCTGCATTATCTATTCTTTTCTGTTCTTTTTCAAAAAATTGTGTTTGTTCTTCTATATTTGACTGTTCAATTGCATCTTTGACATTGGGTTTTCCATAAACATTACTATTAAAAGATGATAAAGCTTCATCGGATGCAGAAACCTCTGTAAATTCATTTGATTTTGGATCAATAACTGTATTAAAACTACCATCTGATCCTTTTTTGGTTATACCCAACTGTTTCCCATCTTTATAGGTAAAAGAATACACCTCCTCACCAGCTGCATTGGTAGTTACTGTATATCCTTTTGATCTATCTTGTGACATTAATTTCTATTGTAAATTCGATCTCTTGGAACTGGAATTCCTCTCATATCAACGAATCTTTCAGTTGGAAGTTGTGCAACATCCGACCATTCACTATTTGGAATACGATATGGTGTTCCTCTCACGCCAGTATAAAGATATTTATGTAGAGTTCGGGGAGGAACTGCAATTGCACCCTGAGCAGAGTTATTTAGTAAGCTTATTGCTAATTCGTCTCTTTGAGTCAATTGAACATAATGAAGATTGCAACCTAAAAATCCGCCTGTTTGATATTCTATGATATATGCGAGTGGAAACATGTCATAATATGGTTGTTTGGTTTGTGCTGAGTATGTAAAAAAATATAATTCACCAGGCGCAAATCCAGCAGTATCTGAGTAATCATCATTAAAATTAGTTGATCCTAATTCTTGAAGTAATTGATTACGAAAATAATCCTCACTAACCTGACCACCGACTCTATCTAATATGTTTTTGAGAATACTCATCGGATTCCTAATTCTTTTTCGGTCATAATTTTAAATTCTAATTTACGATCATCACAAAACTCTTTCGCTGCTTTCCACTTTGCCTGATTCTTGGCATACGTTATTGATTCATTAATCAGTGTCTTTCTTGATTTTCCTTTCGTTGCTTTTGGTTCTTTTGTTTCTCTCATCGGTTTCACTTCAATCACCGATCTACGAATATTACTATCTTTGTCTTTGTATTTAATAAAAAAATCAGGAAAATATCTACGAACTCGATTTGTTGTTGGATCTTTATAGGGTATCCAGAATTCCTCTGACGCCCATTCGAGTATATTTTCATTCAAATCACAGTAATTCATGAATTTTCTTTCCCAAAGAGACCGATAAACTATGTTTTTTGAGTCTCCCTTGTATTTTTTGGGATTAGAAGGCCTATATATCCCTTTATAGCTCATATATAGTAATAACAACTTAAGTCTATTTATTGTGTCAGAAAATAACGTATTTCCAAGAAGGTCTGAGATATTTAGAAGTGACATAAAAGATGTCAGAGATATTATTGCAAGACCGTCCCTTGATACATTTTATCAAGTCAATTTTTCTTTTGGTAATATTGATACTTGGTTAAAAGATAAACCAAGTAAAAACAGAACTCAGGGTCAAGGTTTCCAGAGAAAAATGTCTATATTATGCACACAAGCAGAACTGCCTGGCACGAGTTATGTAACCTCAAGTGCGATTGGTCATCATCAGGGTATTCAAGAGGAGTTTCCAAATTTAAGAAACTTTCCTCCCTTGAATCTTGTTTTTTACTGTGATGCTGATATGGTTGTCTTAGAGGTTTTAGAAACTTGGATGACCTACATTAATCCAATTCAAACAAATCAAAGAGATAGATCTGCTTTCACTCGTTTTAATTATCCAGAGGATTACAAAGAGATTTTACATGTTACTAAATTTGAAAGAGATACTTTTAAAGAGAAAGGTGATTTTGAGAGTTATCAAGCTAACATGACAAGTTATGAATTTGTAAATCTTTGGCCAACTGATTTAACATCAATGAGAGTTGCCTATGGTGACTCAAATGTGTTAAAATGTAGTGTGCAATTTGCATATGATAGATTTTTTACAAGATTTAATTATCGTGATTCTAATCAATCAGTGATTAATACACCAGTTAATCTAACAAATTCAAAAGACGCTCCTAAGACCACGGATAAGGGTAAAAATCAATGGTGGGACTTCTTAGATGTATTTCCAAATAACAGATAAATAAAACGATAAACAGATTATTATGCCTTTACCAACAATTGAGACTCCAACGTATGAGTTAAAATTACCGTCAAACGGAAAAAAAATTAAATACAGACCTTTCCTTGTAAAGGAAGAGAAGATTTTAATTTTAGCTTTAGAATCACAAAGTCAGGAAGAAATTACAAACTCTGTGACTGACGTATTGAAAAAATGTATTTTAACAAGGGGTATTAAAGTTGATGATCTCCCTACTTTTGATATTGAATATATCTTTTTAAATATTCGTGCTAAATCAATTGGTGAGGATATTACGATGACAATCACATGTCCTGATGATGGTGAAACACAAGTTCCTGTAACAGTATATGTTGATCAAATAAAAGTTAATAAACCAAAAGATCACAAAATTGATATTGTTTTAGATGACAAGTTATCTCTTAGAATGAAGTATCCATCATTAAAACAATTTATTAATGGTAATTTTGAAATAAAAGATGATCCAGAGTCTGTGGTTGAAAAAACCTTTCAAGTTGTTGCTGATTGTATTGATACTGTTTTTACACAAGAAGAGGCTTGGGAGGCTAAAGATTATACTGCACAAGAGAGAATGGATTTTGTTCAACAACTAAGTTCAAAACAATATAAAGAAGTTGAAAAATTCTTTGCATCGATGCCTAAATTATCACATACAATTGAAGTGATAAATCCAAACACAAACCAAAAGAACAGTATCGTTTTGGAGGGTCTTGCCGATTTTTTCGAGTAAGTATTGCAAGAGAAGATCTTGAATCGTACTATCGTACGAATTTTGCTCTCATGCAATACCATAAATACAGCTTGACGGAACTTGAAAATATGTTGCCTTGGGAAAGAGAAATTTATGTCACTCTTTTAAAAGAACATATTGAAAAAGAAAATCTGAAACAACAACAACAACAAGGTATCCAAAGATATGGATGAGGAACAGTTAGAGCCGCTAGTTGGATCTGGTAAAAAGATAACACTTAATAACTTTTTTGAATCAATTAAATCAATTGATAAGGTAGCTAACAATGCCACAAAATTAACTGGTCAAAATTCAATTTTAATTAAACAACAGACGGAAATAATTGAAAGTTTAAGAAAAACAATAGAGGGAATAAAAAAAGAAGTTACACAGATTAATTCATATATAACTGCTCAAAGAGAGGAAGATAAAAAACAAAGAGCTGAACAACTTAGATTAGAAACAGAAGCAGAAGATCAAAAACAAAAGGATGAAATGGAGCAGAGAGCTCTTTCTCTTAAAGGTATGGAAGAGACAGAGGGAAATTCAAGAAATGCTCCTAAACCTGAGAGTAAAGATAAAAAAGATGCAAAAAAAGAAGAACCTCCTGGCGCTGGTTTTCTTGGTATGGGTGCTACATTAGGAATTGTTGGTGGTGTAGCTACACAGGCATTCGGTGGATTAACTAAACTTCTTGGTTTTGCAGAGGGTGGAAAGGTAAATGACACAGATAATGATAAGACTAATAATAATGAGGATAGTGTTCCAGCAATGCTGACTCCTGGCGAGTTTGTCGTAACGAAAGATGCAGTTGAAAAGGTGGGTGTTGATACTTTGAAAGGACTCAACGCTGCTGCTGGTTCAACAAATAAACCCGATGAAATTAAAATATTTGAAGAGGGGAAAAAAGGTAGTGATTTTTATGAAAGAACAACTGAGGATTTTTCTGGTGGTGGTTTTGACATTACAACAGAGACTACAACAAGAGAAGAGACTGATGATGGCACGACAACCACCACTGAAGTATTAAGAGAAAGAGCAGTTTCAGTTGGAGTTCCTGATTTAATTGAACATAAAACTCAACTTCTTGGTGAAATACATAAATTGAAGGGATTTGAGAAAGTTACAATAGATGATGTTATAAATGGAACAACAGGAATACCAGATGATAAGTTATTTGAGATTGTTAATCAGAGTGATGCAGCAAAAGCTACAGAGAAAAAAGTAGAAGAGGCTCGAAAAGAAGATTTCAAGGCTAGAAACATCAAGCCAGGATCAGGTTTTACAATAAGTGCTGAAGATGAGGTTGCAAAATCATTAGCTGGAACTATAGGATATCGAGTCGGACAAATAAATCCAGATCAAAAGGTAATTGCATTTGATCAATTAACAACCAGAACTAAAGAAGTTTTTAAATCTGAGGAAGATCCAAAATTTAAAGAAGCACACGCCAATGCAAAAAAATCAGGAAAAGTAAAGGGATTTAATGAGGGTGGATTAGTTAAGAAAGATAATGGATTAAGTATTTTAAATCAACTTAAAACTCTTACAGATCCTACAAAATCTCCTCTTGCAAGAAAATTAAAAGAAACAGCTGATAAAGACGCATTTGGATTAGAAAATTTTGCTAGATCATTTAGTAAAGGAATTGGAGGAAAAGAGGGAGTTAAAAATATTGCTGGAGGAGTTACAAAACAAGTTTTTTCTCAATTCAATGACTCAATATCAGATGAAGGTGGTGGTGGTCTAGTTAAAGATTTAATAAATGAATTGATGCCTCAACTTCTTCCAGAAGATGTTGCAGATATGATCTCTGCATCTCAAGATCCCATGCCACCTAATGCAAACAGTCCTATTAATGTTCCTCAAACACCACCAAATAATCAAACTGTGGAGATAGTATCACCAGATGATCCTTCTACCGCTATCAATTTATTAAAAAAAATGTCTCGTGATAATTTAAATATTACAGTGACAACATCAAATGATCTTATGTCTGAAATTCCAGAAATTCTTAAATTAATAAAATAATGTCTGAAACTAATTTTAAAATCACAAAATGTGAATTAATACCGAGTGAAGGATCTTCTTTGAAAGAAAATCACAGCATAAGAAATGGAAATCCAATTATTAATTATCGTGAAAGTATTGATTGTCCATCAATATCCATGAGTGTTAAGTTTATTGATATCGATCAAGTGATTAGTCAAAAAGGTATTACTGGTGGTGAATTCATAGATATAACAGTTCAAATTGAAGGTTTTGATGATTTTATAATTAATGCTGATAAACAAAAATTGATGTTAAATTCTGTTAAAGATATTGTGCAGAATACAAATCAACAACAAGCAACTTTAGAATTTATTTCTGTTGAAGCCATTATTAACGAAACTGCTAGAGTGAATAAAAAATTTACTGGTAATATCGCTGAGACAGTTTCTAAATTATTAACAAAGAAAAGGGGATCTGATAAAAAAGGAATTCAATCCGATAAAAAATTAGATAAGGATCAAACTGCTAATTCTTATTCATTCGTTGGCAATTTAAAAAAACCCTTTGATGTAATTACATGGTTACAAGCAAAATCACAAGCATCTAAAAAAAGTTTTGGTTTTTTATTTTTTGAAACTTTAGATGGTTATCGATTTAAATCAATTGAAAATTTATTAAAACAAACTCCCGTGGTTTATGAGCAACCAGATAGACCAATGGAAGGATCTTTTAGAATAATACAAAATAACATGAATGAGTCAAATGATATTTTTGTCAATTTGAGAATGGGAATGTATGCAAATAAAACCATATATGTTGATATTGAAAAACAAACAAAAGAAGTAGTTGATTTTAAAGTTAGTGATTTAAAATTAAAGAAAGAATTAAAAGGCCCAAATAAAATTGAAAACTATCCATCTCGATTAATGCTTCAGGTGATTGATCCTGGCGTTGCACAAAAAGGATCATTATTTAAAAGAGTTCAACCATCCAGCGAACTTGCCAAATATCAAAATAAATCTTATATTAGAAATCAGATGTTGTTTTCTCAATCTTTGAGTATAGCAATTCCAATAAATCCTGATTTAAGAGCTGGTAACATGATTGAAATTAAACTACCTCTTAAAAAAGGTGATGACACTGCTGACACTGATTCTTATGGATCTGAAAAAGATAATGATGTTAGTGGTAAATACTTAATCCACACTTTACAACATACAATTGGTATTGAAAAATCAGAAACACAACTTACGTTAGTTCGTGATACCTTTACCGCTTAAATAAAAGAAACAGGAGTAATCAAATGAAATCAATCGAAGACCATATGGAACATGATAAGAAAATTATCGATGATCCACAAGCAAATCCAGCAGCAAGAAGACATGCTAAGGAAGAGTTACATGAACTCGAAGAGTATGCAGAACATCATAAAGAAGAGATTGCAGCAGGCGATCATCATGATCCAAATGCGTTAGAATTATTTTGTGACAATCACCCAGATGAACCAGAGTGTTTAATCTATGACGATTAGTTAAAATGCAACCAAAAATTAACTTTATAGGAAAAGATCCAATGCAATGGTGGATCGGTCAAGTGACTGATCCAGTTAAAGGAGATTGGAAAGATGCTCAGGAGAAAAAACAGGCTGAAGATGGTAATGACATCTACTCTCATAGATGTCGTGTTCGTATAGTTGGATATCATGGTAATGATAATGATTTACCTGATAAAGATCTACCTTTAGCTCATGTTCTTTTACCACCTAATCAAACGACCACTGGTGGTTGTGGTAATACATTTCAATATCAAGGTGGAGAAGTTGTCATTGGATTTTTCTTTGATGGTGAAGATGGGCAACAACCTATAGTTTTTGGAACATTATTTAAACAATCTGCTATAAATGATAGATTGAAAAATTTTGAATTCAGTTCTAAAAGTCAAACAGATTTCACACCATATACACCACCAGATGTTAGAAGAAGAGCTGGAAAACATAGAATTCATAAGAAAAAGAAAAAGAAAAACGGTAATGGTGCTGGTAATGGTAATGGTGCTGGCACAGGCACAGGCACTGGCGTTGGTAATGGTAACGGTAGCGGTAGCGGTGGTGGTGAAGAAGTATCAGTTCAATTCACAGCTGGAGAGGACTCACGAACTCTTGCTCAAGAATATTTAGAGGTAGCATCTAATAATAGAACACATTCTCATAGTCCTTGTCAAGATAACGAGATATCAAAAATAAGTGATGCAATTAAGGATTTTACTAAAAAGGTACAATCACTTCAAAGCATCGGTGGCGGTGCAAATATAGATCCAATTTACGGTGGATTTGTTGATGTGATTTCAGAAACTAAAAGAACAACAAATTTAGTTCATAACTCAATGAGTTTATTAGTGCGTCGTGGTAGAAGTTGGGTCATTGATGAAACTTTGGATAAGTTAAATCTAACCATGTCAGACAAAGTTGATAAATTTAATCAAGTTCCCACAACAGAGGCTATAAAGGGATTAGGTGATATAATTGAATGTAATTTTGAAAAAATAATCGGTCAGTTAAAAGATTATATTGCTAAGAGTTTAGAAAATATGATTGGTCAAGTGTTAGATGTACCCATATGTGGTGTTGAAAATTTTCTTGGTGATATGTTTGGACAAATGAATAATATTTTAGATTCACAACTTGGAAGCATGTTCGGTCAATTGAATAACATCACAGATGGTACATTGCCTTTACCAAGTCAAACTTTTTCAAAGGGAATTAAAATTGCAAATATTATAACTAATATTCTTGATTGTGATAGAGTAAATTGCCCTGTTCCCACAACATTCACTGCAAAAAATGGAGTTAATAAAGCTATCGGTGATAGTTTTGATAAAATCATTGAAAATTCTGGGTTGAGTGCTCTTACAAATTTAGCTGAAGATATTAATAGTATTGCAGATGGAATTCCAGCTAAACCATCTAGACCTAATTGTAATACGAGTGTTCTTAAATGCGGCCCACCAAGAGTTGATTTCATAGGAAGTAGTGGTCAGGGTGCAACTGGAAGTGCGATTGTTAATACTCTTGGAAAGATCATAGGCGTTGCAATAAATGGAACAGGGTTTGGATATACAGAACCACCCTTACTTTCATTCTTTGATGGTTGCGGCAAAGGATATGGTGCTGGTGGATATCCAGTGATGGGTAATGTATCTCACAGTAAAGATGATGGTGGTAATGAATTATTTGATGATCAAGGTAATCCAATTTATTCTCCTGATCCAAATGGAAATGAAATTGGAGTTGTAGGGGTTGTGATGACAAGTCCTGGCCAAGAATATCTACCAAACACAACAGAGGAAGATTTAGATGGAAACATAAAAGAAGTTACTCCAAATCCAAATGCTAATTATGATGGTGAAACCTCATATGTGACTACACTAGATGATGTTATCGTTCAAAATACAGGTTTTGGATATAGTAATGAGGATACGGCCACTGTTATTAATGGATCTGTATCCGTCGCTGATGGTGATAACTTGTCGGATGATGCGCTTACAGTTCAAAATTTGGGTCAAGCTCAAGTCGAATTAAATATTCAGAATGGATTGATTGTAGGTGTTAATGTTGTGAATGGTGGATTTGGATTTACAGATCTTCCAGAGATATCAATAAATAGTGATACTGGTGCTGGTGGTAGATTATTACCAGTTCTTAAATTTACTAAGATTGATGACTCAGTTAAGATTGCTGACACAAATATTCCTTTTGATAGAAATATATCTCAAGACGTTGTTATCACAGTAATTAGTTGTATCGAAAAATAAAATGGGAAAAGTATCAAACGATAAACAAAACTTAGAATGTGATACTCATTTAAGATATTCTATTCTAAGTGGTCAAAGTAGTGTAAATGGTGATAAATTGTGGGCTTGTGAAACACAGGAAGGTTCATCCATTGCGTTATGTTCTGGAACTGGTGAGGGTTCAGACGGAACTGGGCCTGGAACTGCTAGAATTGTGCAGACAACACAAGGAGCATCAATAGAAAATCTTGGTGCTGGTTTAAAAGTTAGAGATCCTAGTGATACAACTCAACTACCAGCAAAGTTTATAAAATGTATATCAGGTGATGTCATCATTGATTGTGATGACGGAGATATCACACTCAAAGCTAGGAATATTAACATTGTTGCTAAAGGTGCTGATCAAAGTGGTCAAGTTGATGTTTTTGCAAATCGATTAGTTAATGTAACAACTCAAGACATGAGAGTTTCAGCTCAGAAAACAGTTGTTGTCTCGAAAGATTTGAATGTAATTTCAAAAGGTGGAATTAATTTTTTATATGGATGTATGAAGGCATCTTCTTTTGCTGATCAAAAATTTGGTGCATTGACAGCTAATTTAACAAAATCTAATATCAAAACAATTAAATCATTATGAATATTGCTAAAACTCAAACAGATAAACTTGTTGTAGGAACAAATGATGTTTCTTACTTTCCACCTGATCAATCACCAACTGGAACTGCGGTTCTAAATGGCCCTGTCTATGTTGGCGAACCCACTGCGTCTTTATTAGCTGGAGGATATGAGGGTGTTTTAAATGTTGCATCAAGACCTGCGGTGCAAAATTCACTTGATAAACAACCACCAATAGAAGCTGACTTAGCAATTCAATGTGATGGTAACGTAAATGTCAGAGGTGATAGTAAAACAGCAAATGCTTTACGAATATCAGGTGGTTCATCTGTTGATACTGTTCATATCATAGGTGATTTATTTGTAAGTGGTTCTATTGATGGTGATAACAAGGGGAGACTTGCTGCAAGATTTACCGATGCAGATGATAGACCAAAACCATTTGATATAAAAAATCCAACAAAGGGAGAGGGTCATCGACTTCGTTATGCATGTATTGAAGGCCCCGAAGTTGGCGTTTATTATCGTGGTCGATTAAAAGGTAAAAATATCATTGAATTGCCATACTATTGGAAAGATCTTGTTCATGAAGATAGCATCACAGTTCAATTACAACCGATTGGTAAGAATCAAAATCTTGTGATTGAGAGTTTTAATAGTTCGTATATAGTGATTGAACTTGGTGCAAATCAAGATTTTCTAACTAATGAAATTTTAATTGATTGTTTTTATCATGTATATGCCGAAAGAAAGGATATTAATCCATTAATAGTTGAGTATGAAGGTAAAAAATGTAGTGATTATCCTGATCCAAATCACCATTTAATACAGGAATCAGAAAGGAATTATAACGATCCTAATTACAGAGGCGATAGAAATACCATAACTAAATGAAAAAACTTATCTATGTTCAGGAAAATTTCATGACTCCTGATGAATGTCAAACATTTATAGATTATGCAAATGCAAATAAGAAAGAAATTCCTTATGGTAGTAAAAAGAGAGGTGGTGATACTTTTCTTAGCACCATAACAACAAAGGGACATCAAGTTGTTCATGAGGTTACAGGCCCTGTTGCCTCTCCTCAAAATGATGGACAAGCTGCGTATCAAGGTGGAGATGCAGATTTTATAAACATGAAAGAGGAGAAGGCAGATTTCTTCAGACAGGTAGTTGATAAAGTTACTACTATATGCAAATTTTTTGATAGTCGTGCTAATTTAGATTATGTTGGAGTAGTGAGGTGGCCAGTGGGAACGTTCATGAATCCTCATTATGATAATTCTAAAAAGGATGATATCTATGATATATTTGCAGCGATGTTATATTTGAATGATAATTTTAATGGAGGTCGCACTGGATTTGAAAATTTTGAAATTACGCCTAAACAAGGTCAATTATGTGTGTTTTCTAATTCACAATATAAACATCATGTTACTAAAGTAGAGGATGCAGAAAGATTTGTCTTATCCTTTTGGTATAATTCATTTCAAAAATAAGTCCCAAACCTTTTCTGATAAATAAAACAGAAGAAAATTTGTACATAGCCCAATAAGATGCCTCTTTCAAGACTGGAGAATTTTCTAAAGAATA